AATGTCTAAAATACTTCATACCTCATACTTCATACTTCATACCTCATACTTCATACCTCATACTTCATACCTCATACTTCATACCTCATACTTCATACCTCATACTTCATACCTCATACTTCATACATCATACTTCATACCTCATACTTCATACCTCATACTTCATACCTCATACTTCATACCTCATACTTCATACCTCATACTTCATACTTCATACCTCATACTTCATACCTCATACTTCATACTTCATACCTCATACTTCATACTTCATACTTCATACCTCATACTTCATACTTCATACTTCATACCTCATACTTCATACCTCATACTTCATACCTCATACCTCATACTTCACCCCACTTTTAATCCTAATTCCACTTTTCTACGTCCACCGTTTGTTCCAAAAGTAGTGGTCACTTTGTCCACCAAATAATCCCCATCACCCCGTTGCGGATAATGCGGGTCATACAGCTTTACCACATTGCCGACCGCGATAAACGGTTTTAAAAACGTGGTAAAACCACCTTTAAAACTCGTTGCTTTGAACTTGCGAAGTTCCTCCAAAGCCAATTTTTCCAAGTCGGCAAACGTCCGCACATTATAAAAATGAACCGTCCGCACCTCACCGCCACCCTCTGCCGAAAAATCCCCATTAGAAAGTCCCCCATTGGGGGATTTAGGGGGCTTGCGGCGGCTGTCTTTACGGTCAGGTTTTGCGCCGTCACCGACTTCCGTTTCTAAGCGTGAATTGTCGGGCAGTATCGCAATCGCTTTAACCCGCATTTGCACGTCCGCAGAATCTTGGCGTTCGAGGTCATTATCAATAGTGTTTACCCCAATTTCGTATTTAACCACCGTCGCGTCGGGTGTGTCGTAGCTCAAGCCAACGAACAGTTTTTTAAAAGAACTAAAATAAATCGTCAAACCAAAGTCGTCTTTCAGCTTTTGCAAAGCCATTGCGCCGTTCACATTCCGTAGATAAAAGCCGTGAAACGTAATCGAAGGCAAATACTTCGTTTCAAGCGTGATGCCTGTCCCCCTCAGTATTTCCTCCAAAACCGATTTGAGCGTGACCTTTTCCCACGATTTATTAAATCGCTTACGACGGATTAAAAACGTCGCGTCTTCGCACTCAATACTGAGGGGGGTGTTCGGTAAGATTCGGCGTACATAGCCCCGAAATTCCTCCCGCAATTGCCCGTTGTAGCCCAAGTTTATGACCACCAAATCCCCCACATTAAATTCATTCGCCGTTGGCACTTCCGAAATATACTGCCCTTTGCGCCGCAAAATCGCGGTCGTTGGCAGTTTGATAGTGGCGGTGTCTTCCAACACTTTTGCGGATTTGACAATCTCCACCTCATTCACGGCGGTCATTTTTTTGTCGCCTATCGTTATGTCGGAACTTAAAACAAACATCGTCGTATAAAGTCAAAAAACTAAATCTTATGAAATTTTCTCTACCAGACAATTCCGAAAATTGGGAAAAACTGATGTCTTACATCTTTCACCAATTGTTTTTAGCCCGTGCAGAGGCGCAATTTTCTTATACCGCTTTACAAACTTTAACGGAGGCAATTCAAACCACCGACCCTACCCAAGAGGATATTTTGAAAATGCTCAAAGCACTTGACAAAACCAAGAATGAAGCCGTCGCCACCATGTACAATCTCCACGTTGATGCTTTTCAAGACCATTTCGCCGACTTCGACGTGGATTTGTCAGATTGGCTGAAGCAAGAGCTTGACTAAGCTTTTGGCTCAACAAATCAGAGATTATCTGATGCGCCTGTTTTTCGGCTTCTGAATAGTCTGTAAATCCAGCTATGGTGATTGTGATACGTTTCATAATTCAAGGATAAATTCATAATCAGATACCAATTCAAGCTGATAGGCTTGGGCGTGTTGAATCCCTATCATTTCGGGCAATTCAAAATTTTTAATCACCACCCGTTGAATATTGAGCAGTTGCGTCAACCCACACACGATTTCGACGCTTTCATTCCGCAAATACAATTTGTGTAACTTGTCTATCCAATCTTCGGGATAGATTTCAGTATCGGTGTCCGTTATGGCAATGCCGCGTAGCGTGATGCGCCAATCGTCAATGCTAATCAATTCCTTCACCGTGCCGTGTCGCGTACTCGACACAAGTGGCGTTTCGACAATCGTTTTGCTGCTGCTGAGGCTAATCGTCGGCTCATTGGGCAGCAAAACCCCACCTAATGCAACGGGCATAAACAACGACTCACCCAAGTACGACCGCGCTTGCAACTGCTGCCGCACATTGATAAGGTTCGGATTTTGCCCCCCCTCAGTATCGCCCAAGCCAAAGGCGTTGTAAGTCCGTTCCGTTACTTTGCCCACGCTGGCTTGTTCGCCGTCGTAGTCTTTGCCGCGTTTAAAACCGAATGCCTTTTCAAATAACTGATTGATGGAAAAATTTGTCATGCGTGTTACGTATGGCGTACCGCGTATGGCGTAGGTCGTTTATCGCAATACGCAATACAATTTATTGAATTTGATTTGCCATATTGACTACTTGCGTCAATTCGCGCAGTAAGATTTCACGAATTTGCTCTGCCCCTTCTTTTACGTTGGTCACTTGCATCGTCAGCGTATCAATCCCAATCTTACCCACTTGTATCGTGATAGTTTTGGAGCCGCCGCCCGTGATGCCCGTTGCCGTCTTTTTGGCAGCATCGTTTTTATCCGTCGAACCGCCACCACTTGCGCTTGCGCCGAAGCTCACACCGCCGAGCGCACCTTGTCGGTCGTCCCGTTCTGAATAATATTTGTCTTGCAAATCGCCATAAGCCCCACTATTCCACCCTTTGTTATAGGCTTCACCAATCGTTTTCCCCGCCGAGTAGTAGTCCGTTGCCATGTTTTTCAAGGCAGTCGCACCGTCAGCGATGCCTTGCCGAATCAAAGAAAAATCTTGTGTAAATACACCCCACAGTATTTTGCCAAATGCCATTAGCGGCGCAATAGCGAAATCGTATAGGTATTTACCAAACACTTTCAGCACTTCCCACATACCAATTATGAAGCCTCGAAAACTCTCAAACTTGCCCCAAGCCCATACTACCGCCGCCCCGACCGCAATAATCGCGGCAGGAATCCAAAAGATAGGACTCTTTAAAAACGTTAGATTTAAGCGTACCAAAGCCGCATTGAAGCTAAGGGTCGCTTCGGTCGCCAATATTTTCATGGCAGCGTAAAACCCATAAGCCCCGCCGCCGAAATACAGTTGCAATTGTCGAATGCCCAGCAATTGATTGCCGATGAAAGTCACCGCATTCCACGCAATGCCAATCGCTTTGAGGGCATAAAAACCGCCATAAGCAAACAAAGCCGCCCCGCCAACTTTAAAAATCAAATCAATATGCTGCCCCAACCAATCCACCGCAGGGATTAAATACCCGTTCAAAAACGCGGTCACGGTCGGCATTATCTTCTCGCCAAACGTCAATTGCAACTGCAATAAACTGTTATCGAAGCGGTTAAAATTGGCGGTTGCCGAGTCTGTGGATGCCAAAGCGGCTTGTCCGAAGGTTTTGTGCATTTCGGCAGCGAATTTGGGTAAAAAATCCGTTGCTAAGACTTCGCCGCGTTCCAACATCTTGCCCAAAGCCTGTTGGGTCACGCCCATCGAACGAGCAGCAATCCCAAATGCGCCGGGTAAACGTTCGCCCAATTGCCCCCGCAATTCCTCCGCGCTGACCGTGCCTTTTGATGCCATTTGCGACAATGCCATAAAAATACCTTTCGACTCATCAGCACTCAAACCCATCACGGTTGTCCCTTCGCTGACGGATTTGAAAATGTCCCGGGTTTGCGCCGCCGTGATGCCCGTTCCCATGACCCCGCCCGACAATTTGGCAAAGCCTTCGGTCGCAGCTTTTTGATTCAGAGCCAACGTGTCAATCGTCGAATTGAGAAAGGATAGATTTTCCGCACCCTTCCCCGCGCTCGAAAAATTGATACTCCGCTCAAACCCTTCAAACTTCGCCGTCGCTTGCAAACTACCCATCGTAGTGGCGACGATGCCCAAAGTCCCAATCAATTGCGCCGCGCTCGACCCCATTGAGTTAAACGCGGACACGCCCGTTGTCCCTGCCGTGCGCGTGCGCCGCCCCAGCGTTTCGACTTTAGCGTTTACTTTATCCAAAGTCGTCTCAAAGCGTTCGGTGGCAGCAGATAGCTTCGCTACCGCGCTGTCGCCAATCGCTTGGAGTTTGATGAGATATGTAAAATCTTTATTCAAAACGACGTGATTTTTTTTAAGTCTTAGGAAGCCTTTGGAGGCTTCCTAAGACTGAGTGACTATTTGGCGTTGGCTTCCGATTGCCGTATGTGTTCCAATTGTTTTAGGGTCACACACCACGCCTCATCGTCCAAACTGTCAATATACTGAGGGGTCAAACCCAAATAATACATCAATAAGGTATCGGAATAACTTATCCAATTGTCGTCGGGCGACCCGTCCGCGTCTTCTAAGTTTTTTTTAACTCGCCCTCTTTTTTACCGTAGATGGTATCAGAATTTTCTGCCACAAACAACACAAAACCCGTATCTTCTTTCAAAGCCGTTTTTTCAGTTTGAGTCGCATCTGTGAGGCAATTGTCAATCAAAACGTCCACGCTTTTAAGCGGGTCTTTTTTCGATAAGGTGATGCCCATTGACAAAATTTTTCGCGTCGGTGGCGTGAAAACGTAATCTTTGCCGTCGTAGGTAAGCGTGATATTTTGCTTTTTCATTGTCCGTAAACTGTTTTAAAACCGTTTTTAAAAGTATTTTACTGAGGGGGTTTTTTGAGCCAATTATCGGCGTGACGCGCAGTCACGCCGACAATTCTCCTACTACACGTTGGTTTGAATATTCAACGCCATGAATTTCAAGGCGACCTCCATTTCTTTATCGCCCTGAGCGAATCCCTTTTCATATTCCGAAATACGAGCGGATTTAATCACATCGGTCACAAGCAGCGTTCCGTCGTTGTACTGTACCACGATGTCAAAACTCACATCCGTCAAATCTTTGGTAGGCGATATGGCTTTTATGGCAGCTTCCATGCCCGTCAGCTCGCTTTGCGTCACCGTCAATTCGCCTTCGTAGCTCTTATTGCCCGCCTGAATACTGAGGGGCTTGTTGCCACGCCCGTAGAGGGCGTCTTGGTCGGTTTTGATGGTGTATTTGACCCCTCGAAAGCCCTCCACCGTCCGACCCAACAGCCGAACCGACACGTCGGCAAACTCATAGTTTTTACTATTGAATGTAGGCATTTTGTAAAGAAATTATAGGTGATAGGTGAAAAGTGATAGGTGATAATTACTTATCACTTTTCACCTATCACTTTTCAATTAAGAATTAGCGGGATTGCGGAAACCCAACTCCACGACGATATGCGTTTTGTAGCCAACGGGCGTGATGTTTAGTTGAATTTTGTATTGTCCCGTTGCCAAAATATTCTGGAAAGGGTCAATGAGGCACTGCACCGCCGAAATTTCGGCATTGGCTAACATAGTGAGGCTAATTGCCCGTTCCATGTCCGCTTGGTCGGCTTTGGCTTCTACGGGGTCAATTCTGCCTTGCGCGTCCACTTGAATTTCGTCTTCGACTTTCTCCAAAAATGTATCGTAGGCAATACGAATGGCTTTGTCAATGACCCGCCGATTGACCACCGAACTAAAATCTTCCGTTTCGACGGTCGCCGTATTGTCGTTGGTGAAAAAATAACCCGCTTTGCGGTTGTGCTTCCGAAGCCCAATAAAACCATTGTCGTTGACAATCGTAGCGAGGTTGTTATTGACTTGCAAACTGCCGTAGTAAGCATAATCTACGTTTTTAACCGCCCCATCTGCTACTGCGCCGATTTTGCGTTGTACCGAGTTTTTGCTCAATCGCCCCAACACCAAGCCTACTGCACCCATGCGAGAGGGCATATAATCGCCCAAAAACACCGCCACGCGGTTGTCCGAGCGTTGGGTCAAGTCGGGCAAAGTCAATTGACTAAATGTCGTGTTGACAAATCGTCCCTGTAAAATAAACAAAATAGGGGCAAATTCTGCCGCCCAAGCCGTTGCCACCGTTTGCGCCGCCCCAATTGCCGTATAAACGTCCGCGTCCAAGACCGTCGAACCTTGCGCGACGGGTGTGTAGCTGCCCAATGGATTGCGAATGACCCCAATGATTTTGACCCGAAAATTCGATTCATTCATCAAAGTTTCCGTGTGGCTCGTGACCATTTGCGCCATCGTAAGCGACTGACTTAGCAATTTGACCCACAATTCTTTGCCGTTACCACCTTCATCGTAGAAGTCTCTGAGGTGCGACAACACATTCAAATTGTTTATCGTGTCGTATTCTTCGCCAAAATCAGCCAATACGTCGGCATAGCTGAAATATTGGCGATGGTCGCCTACGGCAATAGCATTACCGTCCACACCTTGTACCAAAAGCCCCATCACACCGTCGTCGGTGGCGGGTGCAATGCCCAAATTGTTGTTCGTTACAATTACGGTTATTTTTGATAATTCTGCCATGATAGTTAGTTAGTTGGTTAGTTAGTTGGGTTGGTTAGTTGGTTAGTGTGTAACTAACTAACCAACTAACCCAACTATCTAACTACTTAGAAATAGCCGCCCGAAGCTTTTTTGTTTTTAAACAGCGAATCCACAATCCATTTCAACACATTGAAAACGTTGTTATCCGCTTGCGTTGGCGTCAGATTAACAACGGCTTGTGCCACAAACAACAGCACCGTAATCCAACCAATCCAATTAACGACCGCCCAATTCCAAAACGACTGCCCCGCCTTCGGTTGCGTAAACACAACATTCAGGGCAATGATAGAGTCGGGAGCAGTCTGTCGAATCGTCACGGGAACCGCCGACGTTTGACCGTCTTTGAGCGTTCCAATAAACACATTGGTCGCCGTTGGGCTGTCCAATTGGGCTTGTACTGAGGGGGGGATGTCTTGGGCTTGGATAGTTGTGCAACTCTGCACTATCAGCAAGGCATCAATGCCCACAATAAAATAAAACAGAAACTTTTTCATGTAGAAAGTAGATTTGAACGTGATTAGAACGGGTATAAAACCCTGTCAATAAGGCGGCGCACGAAGGCGACTAAGCCTTTTTTTCGGCTTTTGGCACTTTTAATTCTGTCGGTATCTCGGTAGCGTAAACGTCCGATTTTTTGACTATCAGCATATTGTCGGTAATACCCGCCGCAAAATTGGTCGCGTGTACCTTTTGGCTACCCATGAATACTTGGGTGTCGTGGTGCTTGTTTTTGACCACATACAGTTCCGATTCGTCGGAGTGTGCCTCAAAATAGGCTTTCAATTCGTCTTTTCCCATCGTTGTTATTTTACGAAATGTTGAATTAAAAAAGAGGCAATAGACCCCAAAGCAGTGGCAATGGCAGATGCCAGTGTCGTGTAAGTTTTGATACGGGTATTGACTTCGACTTTGAACCGTTCAAAATCAAGCTCCAATTGCCGAAGCCGTGCTTCGTTCTCGTCGGCTTTCCTTTCGAGCCGTTGCACCGTCTCGTAGGTCAATACACTGATGACTTGTGGACTCATGCCTTTGTATTCTTCTGTTACTTCTGCCACTGCTTTGAGATGCTAATTGCTGTTTAAAAAATTGATATTCAGGAAATTACACGCCTTGCGTCAAGAGCAAAACGCCTTTATTATCACCACGCCGAGCGCGACCGCCTACACGGATAAACATGGACATTTCGTCGCCATAGCTTGCCGCCAAATTGGGCGTGTAAATCAAATTGCGCTCACCCAAAGCGTATTCCACACAAGACTTGTGAAACGCCACCCCACAGAAATTATCTGTCCCCAAAGTTGCCACACCAGAGTCAGGCAAACGACTGGTTGCACCGTCCGCCGTCACGCGATGCACACGGCTGCGTTTCATAATTTTGAAACCCGCATACATGGGCAAATTGCCCGTTGAAAAATCTACGTTTGTGAAAGCGAACACGTTTTTGATGTCTGCATCTTCCAAAAGGTCTTGGTGCATATCGGGTGTGATGATGAGGTAGCGGTCTTCGTCAGGGATTTCCTGCACGTCCATCATGGTTTGCAAAGTCCGCAAATCGGCGGCGGTCGTTTTTTTGCGCGTGCCTGTCAAACCTGCCACCGCTTTTGCCGCGCCTGTCGTTGCCAAACGGAAATTCGCGTTGTTCGGCACATTGCGACACCAATATTCCAACACCGCATCACCCGCCAATTGGAACATAAACGCACCCGTTTCATCAATCATAGATTGCATTTTCTGATAATTGATGTCGGCTTGTTCCATTTTCGTCACCCGCAAAGGGTCGGACGTAAAATTGTCCAAAGCGTAGGTGACATCGGTATCAGCGCGGCTGATGACCGTTGCCGGAATAACGGTGCGGTTGCGTTGCGCCCCTGCGGGTCCGCCCGACTGCGAAATGTGGACGACCGCACCGCCCAATACTTCGCTCGTCACATCTGTGCCGAACTTCAAAAAAACATTTTTACGGAATAAAGCATTGACAATGCCTTGTTTCCATAATTCTACTTGAACTGCCATTTGAGTATGTTACTTTTTGTTGTGATTGCAAAACTTTTTGTTTCAAAATAGGGAAAGGGGTAGTTTAATCTATCCAATCCGTCCCTACGTCTGCTTTGTACATCAATTTGAAAAGCTGCAAATTATCCGCTTTCAATTTCTCTAATTCTTTGGGCTGTTCGCGGCTGAGTTCCAACCATGTTTTGCCGTTGTGCGTCGGCTTGCCGCCTGCCGCCTGTTGACTGCCGCTTGCTGCATAATCCGCCAAATTGACTGTCTGCCGCGCTTCCAAACCTGCCAACACATTTTTTGTTGTTTCAAAATCATTCTCAAACAATTTAACAAAGTGCGGACGTTGGGCGGCGGTGATTTTGCCTTTCGCAATCGCCTCTGTGAGCAAAGTGTCGCGTTCAGCATCGGTTCGGGCTTTCAGTTGGTCCCGCAACTGCACGAGTTCGGCATCTTTGGCTTTAAGCACCTTCAACACCCCATCTTGGTCGGTGTCGTCCGCGAGTTTCAAATACTGCATTACTTTTTCCATCGAAATTTTTTCCGTTTTTACTGGTGATTCTATTGTGATGTCGCCCAAAACCGCCACTACTGAGGGGTCATTTGCCGACAAATTGAGCTGTCCTAATTCGCCATCGTGCAGGGCGACCGCGTTGCGATTTGATGCCAAATTGACGATTGACACTTCGGGCGCAATGCAGCTCACAACGGTTTTGAGTTTTTGACCCGTCAACAGCAAAGCCTTATCGCCACTCGCTTGTATCGAGCGCACATCAATACCCAACGAAGCCTGCCCCAAATGCCCATCTGCTACCATTTCGGCGATTTCCTTACCGCGTTGGGTTTTGAGGTTTGGCACAAACTCAGCCGTACAGTCACCATCTTTCAACTCAAAATTTGCCCAATGCCCCACCGGGTCAGCAGTCGTTTTGTGGTTGTCGAAAGCGGGAACGTGCGCAGGAAACTTTATGCCTGCTGACATCACCCGAAAACCGTAAGTGTTCAATACATTCTCAGAGGATATGATAAATCGCTTATTTGCCATTGCCATAAATGCTGTGAAAAGGCTGTTATCGGAAGCCTCAAAACCGATTGACACCACAAAAAGAAGGCACACCACCGACCTTTTCAAACAGTTGCGACTTCTATTCCCAAGCCTCTGATTTGTATTCCAAACCCGCAAACGGTTCAGTTACTGAGGGGTAGTTTTGCCCCTGTTCGAGAGGGGGTTATTACCTTTTTTCACCAAATACCTAAAAATGTGAGTATTGTAAAAACAGAGAAGGACGTAAAAAAGGAGTACGCCTTATTACTATTCAAGCAAGGCGTGACGCAAAAGGAAATCGCCCAACGCGTCGGGACGACCGAGCAAACGCTGTCGAAGTGGGCAAAAGATGGGAAGTGGGACGCTTTGCGTAAGTCTTTACTCGTCACCCGACAGGAGCAATTGGGCAACCTTTATGAGCAATTGTCGGAACTCAACACCAATATCAAATCCAAACCCGAAGGGCAACGGTTTGCCAACTCAAAAGAGGCTGATGTATTGGTCAAAACGACAGGTGCTATTCGACAGCTCGAAACGGAAACGTCTGTGTCTGACGTGGTAGATGTCAGTATCAAGTGCCTGAATTGGTTGCGCGGCGTAGAACCCGCCAAAGCCAAAGAACAGGCAGAAATTTTCGATGCCTTTATCAAATCGCTGTTATGAAACGCAACCGTGCTACGGATAAACAATCGCTGCAACGTTGGGACGATTATCGCAATAATCTGGTCAGAGAAACGCCCATTCCCAACGAAACTGAAGCCGAACAACGGGTGCGCGTAAAACGGCTATTGGGCGATTTTGAGCAATTCTGTTACTACTATTTTCCCAATTACACCTCCGCGAAGTTCGCCAAATTCCATCTGCGATTCGCTAAAAAAGTCATTGACAACGACAATATCTACATCGTAAGGGCTTGGGCAAGGGAACACGCCAAGTCCGTAACGGCGGGTTTGTTTTTGACATTATACCTCAAATTCACGGGTAAATCTCACAATATGCTCTATGTGAGCAATTCTTACGAAAAAGCCGAAGAATTGCTGATGCCTGTGATGATTAACTTGGAAAGCAACCAGCGACTTATTCACGATTTTGGCGTTCAGAAGTCGTGGCGGGGTTGGGAAGTGGGCAAATTCGTAACGGCTGATGGGTGCAGTTTTCGCGCTTTGGGGGCAGGGCAGTCGCCACGTGGCTCTCGAAATGAAGAAAAACGCCCCGATTTAGTGCTGATTGACGATATTGATACCGACGAAGAAAGCCGCAATCAAAGCCGTATTGACCGAAAGTTTCAGTGGATTGAACGGGCTTTGTTCCCTGCGATGTCGGTGTCGGGCAACAAACGGTTTATTTTGGTCGGCAATATCATTTCCAAAGAATCAATCATCGTCAAAGCATCACGGGTAGCCGACGACTACGAGCAAATCAATATTTTGGACAAAAACGGGCAACCGTCGTGGAACCGCTATTCGTTGGAAGCGGTCAATTATATGCTCTCCAAAATATCCTATGCGGCGGGGCAAGCCGAGTATTTCAACAATCCGATTACCGAAGGGACGGTGTTTAAAGACATTGTTTGGGGCAAAATACCCCCCCTCAGTAAATTTCGGTTTGTCGTCTGTTATACCGACCCCAGTTTTAAAGATTCTAAGAAAAACGACTTTAAGGCAACGGTTGTCGTGGGTGAATTGGAAGGCAAGTTTTACATCATCAAAGCGTATGTGGAACAAACCACTACCGCCAAAATGATTGATTGGCATTATCAAATTGCCGACGACCTCAAAAATCACACGACGGTTTACTTCTACATCGAGGCGAATTTTATGCAGGATACCTTTTTGGAGGAGTTTAGAAAAGCGGGTAAGCTACGCGGCTACCTCAGCATCAATGGCGACGACCGCGCTAAACCCGACAAATACACCCGCATAGAAGCCACTTTGGAACCCTTGAACCGTCAGAATCGCCTCATTTTCAACGAAGCGGAGCGCGATAATCCCCACATGAGACGGCTCGAAGAGCAGTTTAAAGCCATCGAACCGAGTCTTTCTACCCACGATGACGGACCCGACGCAACTGAGGGGGGCGTGTATATCATCAATACAAAACTGCGGGAATTGCGCCCCATTAAAGTTGTCAATCAAAAACGCAGTAGTAAAAAATACTAAATAATGGCATTTATTCAAAAAGCCGATTTAATCGCGCACATACTCGAAGACGAATTAGACGAAATAACGCGCTCAAATGCCGCCATCGTCACCGCCGCCCTCGATGCGGCGACCGCCGAAGCGCGGATGTATCTGTTTGATACATTCGATGCGGATACCATTTTCAGCGCAACGGACAACGACCGCAACCCGCTATTGGTGCAATTGGTCAGCGATATGGCTATTTGGAAAATCGTCGCATCGTGTTATGCCGGGCAGGACAGAACCGACCGTTTGGAACGCTACGAGCAGGCAGTCAAGTGGCTCAAAGCCGCCGCCAAAACGGAACTCTACACCGATTTGCCCCGACGCACGAATAATGCAACGGCGGAGAAAAAGATGGTCGTCGGGTCGAATCCCAAGCGGGGGAATTACTATTAAGGAAAACAGCATTTTCATTCCTTCCATAATAATATAAATTCACTTTTAAACCCCTTTTAAAATCTTTTGAAAATCAAAAGTGGTGTAAGTGGATAGACCCGACAATAAAACGCCTTAGAATCAAAATGTAAAAAATGAAGCTGAGCCGCTTCGGTGGTGAGATAAAACAAAGATAAAACCCAATTTCCCAACCACCAAATAAAAAAAAACACCCCCTCAGTACCAAAATACTGAGGGGGCTAAAAATCAAGTTCATTGAATCACAAGTAAGAAACAAAGGGACTACGCTTCGGTCAGTAGCTTGTCCATGACCAGTTGGCTACAAACCAACAAATGGGCAATGGCAGCATTCAGTTCAGGCGTGGCTTCGCGGCGGTTGTTCAGTGCCGCTATCGCACAAGCCTGTACACTGGTCGTAAACAGTACCGCCAAATCGCGGTCTTCGATACCTATATATAAGGTGTCGGAAAAGGTCCCTTGTGGTGTGGCGGTGATAGTATTTGACTTCATAGCAAGCCGCCTTTTTTGAGTTTACCATACAGTTTCAAACGGGTCTTGCTGTCGTCCATCGCTATGATAATGTCCAGCAGCTCGCGGTCGTACTGCGGGGTCGGTTTCGCGGCGGGAAGTTTTGACTTGCTTTCGACACGAGCATTTTGTCCGCTTGGAACTGGTACACCTTCCAGTTTTTCGATAAGCGCGTTTTCTGCCCAAGTACGGACAAGTTCGGCACGTTGACCCGTAAGGAAAAAGCCCATGCGAACAACACCACGTTTGGTAAAATAAAGTCGTTTGACTTTACTAACAGTCTCACGTCCACGGAGAACTACATTTTGGAGTTCATCGTGAATAAAGAAATGTGTACCCTCTACAAACTCATTCCTTTGCTTCTGACCGCCAATAGCTTTTACTGAAACACCGTAGGCTTCTGCTACTTGTTTAGTTGACATCAGAAATTCATGCTGAGGAATTGGGTGGAGTTGGACAGAAAGATTGTCCGCGATTTGAACCAAGATTGGTTCACCTTTTTGCTGACTGAGTTGCATTTTAATCAGATTTAAAAATTAAAAAAAGCCCGCACGCTGCAACTCAGTCAGACATACCACAAGGGCAGAAGGAAGGACGCGTTTCTAAAACGCTCGTGCGGGTGGCTCTTACAAGTAAATTTTTGAAAGGAGACCGCCGCTTGTGTCTGTATATCTGAAAACTGGTTGCGGGACAAATATAGAGGTATGATTTTGATATATACAAATATTTATTAAACGAAAAGTACAAAAAAATGAAAGAAGTAAAACTGACCATCGAAGTTGGGGAAAAAGACGGCGAAAAAAAGACCATAGAAATGGCTTGTAAAGCAGACTTGACGGCTTTACAGGATATGTGGTTCGGCGAAACACGCGCTATTATGCTGAGAGAATTGACGGCGATAGTGAAAAAATCCAATGAGATAACTTAATCTTCTTGGATAATGTGCTCATAGCGAAACAGATAAGTACCGTCATCAATGCGTATGCTCAAATTGCGATGTGGATATATTTTTTTCCACAGTGCCATTGTGTCTTTGAGCGTAAAGACGATGGAAGCCCAATCCCATACAGCTTTGGTGAACAAAAAATCTTCTGTCCAGTCGGGGTTTTCGGGCATTTTTTCTATAAGCACCTCACAAACCTCTTGTAAGCAGCCTTTGTCAAAATCGCTCAAAGTGTAATCAACTTCGGCGCATTGTTTAACAATTGTATTGAATAGCTCAATTGCTGTCATGTTAAATAGGATTTAAAAAGTTAGAAAATGGAAAATACCTACACTGATAAATTACTGGCTGCTTTTTTAGCACAGCCCCTCCCTGCCACTTTGACGGACGCAGAGTGGACAGCAGCCTTAGCCGAGTTAAAGGCACTTAGAGACCCTCCAACTCAGACCTTAGAAAATCCAGCACATCAGGATTGATAAGGCGGAGTTCTTCTCGAATGATGTGTTCGTAATTGGCTTTGGCTGAATGCGTCAAAATTTTTAACTCTTTTTCAAAATTGGGCGAAACGCGCTCATCATGCACCAACATTTTGACCAATACATCATTTCTAACCCTTTGGTGTAGAAGTTGCACGAAAAGGTATTTAATCATCGCATCGTGATTTTGGATTTGATTTTCAATACTGTCAATAGGATTTAAAAATTTATAAAATGGCAATAACCTACTATGATAAAATACTGAGGGGTCTGTCTGATGTTTACAACAGTTGGACTATCAATGTTGCACGACAAGGGGAGAAAACCAAGCCCAACATCATCGTCAACAAACTGAACGTGCAGCCCATCCAACGGCAATCCTTAGATATTCAAAAATGGCGCAATGCCCTCATCATGGCAGAAGGCACGACCCAACAGCGCAACTATCTGTACGAGCTGTACGAGGATATTCTTTTAGATGGGTTTTTGTGCGCTTTGATGGACAAGCGGCGCATGGCGATTACGAACTTATCCTTGACGTTTGTAAAAGCCGACAAGCCCGACGATGCGCTCGTGCAGCTCACACAAACGACCTATTTTGAGACGCTGCTGAACGAAATACTCAACGCCCGTTTTTATGGACACAGCCTTGTGCAATTGGATTGGGGCAGCCCACAACAGACCGACTTTCCCAACCGAACGATTTTGATACCCCGCAAACACGTCAAACCGCGCTTTGGCATCGTCACCAAGAACGTGTGGGACGTGGAAGGAATCCCTTATTTGGGTATGCCCGACGTATTGGAAATTGGCGACCGCGAAGACTTGGGTAAACTGCTCCACGCTGCGCCACTTGTAATTTACAAACGCGGGGATTGGGGGGATTGGGCAGAGTTTGTGGAAGTGTTCGGTATGCCCATCATTGACGCGTCGTACAATAATGACTCCACCCGCGATGCTTTGGAGCAAGCCTTCCAAAATATGGGCAGTCGCGGTCGGCTGATTCGCCCGTCCGATGCGCACATCAATATTCAAACCGTCAATGACAATGGCACGGGCGGCAATTTGTTCGACAATTTCCGCAAAGCCCTGAATGAAGAATTAGCCATCACAATATTGGGCAACACCATGACTACGACCGAAGCCGCCAAGTCGGGTTACGCGCAGTCCAAAACCCACGCCGACAGTCAAGAAACCCTCCACCGCGACGACCGCAAATTTGTGTTGCGGGTCTTGAACGAAAAATTGATTCCCTATTTGCGCCGCATTGGGTACAATACTGAGGGGGGGCATTTTGACTTTGTAGATGCCGAAACCTTGACTTTGACCGAGCGTTTGGACATTGATTTGAAGGTGTCTGAAAAGGTGATTATTGGTGAATCGTATTGGTACGACAAATACAAAATACCGAAACCAACGGCAGCCGAAGCCAAAGCGGTAGAAGATGCCGAAACGGACGAGGATTTGGAAATTGAGGAGGAAAATACTGAGGGGAAGAAAAAACCGAACCCCTCAGTAGTGGCGAAAAAAAAAAAGCCGCCAACCAACGACGTGAATTAGCCAATTTATACGGCGGTTTAACAACCACCCCCTTTGGGGGATTGAGGGGGCTTGCTGACTTCGACGGGCGTTTTGAACCCGTACCGTCGGCGATTTATACGGATTTTTTTGACCACATTTATAAAAACCAAACCACCGACCTACACGAAGGGCTTTACAATGCCTATTACACACGATTGAGTAAAGCGGCGCAAACAGGCATTGGTAAACTCTGGACGGAAGCCGACGACTCGGCAGAATTTGCCCGTTTTCAGAAAGTTCAGACCAATCTGAGCCGCTTTGCTGCTTTTCGGGTGCATCATTTGGGCGAACAATTGCGAGCTGAGTTGCACGATGTGGCGGGTCAAAAGTTGAGCCGCGATGACTTTATGAAAAAGGCGAACGATTTAAATCGTCGCTACAAAGCATGGTTTGAGACCGAAGCGCAAACGGCAGAAGCACGCGCCAACATCATTGCCAAATGGGGCGATTACGAACGGCGGGCGTACCTCTATCCCAATTTGCGTTACGTCACGGCAAAAGATGAACGAGTACGGGACAGCCATCGGGTTCTGCACGGCATTGTGCGCCCCTTGAATGATGCGTTTTGGAAAAAGTACACGCCGCCTGTTGGGTATCGGTGTCGGTGCATCGTGCAGCAAGTAGATGATGCCGTGACCGATTTGCCCGACAATCTGAACGAGGTACAGATACCCAAAGGCTTCGACGAAAACCCCTACTTTACGGGCAATCTCTACACCGACCGTCACCCCTATTTTGCGAAAGTGACCGACCCCTCAGTAAAGGAACGGATTGAGCAGAATGTGCATCAAATTTGGTTGAAAAAAGATGATTATTTCCAAATGCACCGCCGTGAGGTATTGGAAAAAGGAATTGAAGGATTGGGGATTGATGCGGACGAAGCGGCAAGTTTACGGTTTTACACCGCCGACGTGGAGAAAGTGACCAATTTGTATAAAACGGGCAATATGTTGGCATCAAACCGCGATGTCAATATTTGGGCAGCTATTGTAGCGACGTTGCACCGCGCCTTAGAGAAAATACAAACGGTGTTTGTGGGAACAGTTAGAAGGGGAGATAAGTTTGACCCTAAAATGATTGCGGCTATCAGAACCGCCTTTGAACGGGGCGACGTGTGGCGGTCGGGTACTTTCTTGTCGTCGTCAAAAGGAGACGGTTGGCGTAAATTTAATGCGGGGGTTATTTTTGAAATTTACTCGAAAAAAGGTAAATACATCGAATCGCTATCCCTGTACAAAGACGAAGCCGAAGTGTTATTTAATGATAACAACGCTTTCAAAGTGTTGGAATTTAAAGAAAACGGCAGCCGCGTCCGTATCAAACTACAAGAAGTGGATTAGGCAAAGACATCGTTTTGCATTTTCTGATAACTTACTGACTCTGCCGCGTGAATGTCGGCTTGCTCAGATTCGGGAAGCGTGGCAACGTAAGCGTACCAATTTTCCCGCGTCCAGTCAGATGCCTCGAATAACTTATCGAAAGGCACTTCGCCGTTGGCATCGTTGTAAGGACAATCGCGGCAGATTTGCGCGTAGGCTTGTTGGTGTTCTAATTTCATACCACAAAAGTAAATCAGGTTTTTCACAATGGCAAGTCAAAACAGTTTGAGCCTTTTTTTACGTGCGCTTCAAAAAGACCTCAAAGGCTTGGAGCGCCAAGTCACCAAAGACGTGATTGAGGTGGAAGTCGAAAATTTCGTGGTCAAAAACTTTGAAGACCAAGCCTTTGCGGGGCGCGCTTGGCAAGGTCGAGTGCAGGGCGACTCGGCTAAAAATCGGTCGTTGTTGGTACAAACGGGACGTTTGCGGCGTGATGTGACCAAAGCCAAAACGCGCGGCAATGTGGTAGAAATCAGCTCGCGTTTGCCGTATGCGGCGATTCATAATGAAGGGGGCGACATTGACCAAATCGTGACCCCGAAGCAACGGGCGTTTTTCTTTTACAAACATAAAAAGACGGGCGACGTGCGTTGGAAACACATGGCTTTGGCAAAATCCCTGCACATCAAAATTCCCGAACGGCGGTTTATTGGCGAATCGTTGTATCTCGATGCGCGGATTCGCAAGAAAATTGATGCTTATATGAATCATTTAATGAGCTAAACGCGAAACGCCCATTTTATTGAAACTTTATTAAAGTTAAACATTATGACATACACAATTGACGAAAACAATGTGATTCACATTGATAAAATACCTTCCAACCAAACTATAATTGTTAAAAACATTGACCCGCAAGATGTGAAAGATAAAGTTCTGAAAATAATCAAAGCGGCTTCATCTCATTAAAAAATGGGTCGTTGGGGGATAATCTAAACGGCTGTGTTTGCGAAAGTGGCAGCGTGTTTGGGTTTGTGCGGTGGCTTACGCTGCCATTTACGCAAACACGTTGTTCGCAGCAGTTTTTTCTTTTTTTTATGTCAAAATACTGAGGGGTATAATTACTGCAACTCTTTTTTGAAAATTAGATACACTCTCTTCAAAACCATAAGAAAAACTAAGGAAAACTCTGCAAGCAAAAAAAATGACACTATATTTATGGCTCTCTTTATATTTATTGAAAGACCATCAATAAAACCGAAAAGCATAATAAAAATTGCAATAAAAGAGACAACTATTGCAAATGAAATATTAGCGGTTACTTCTTTTACAATTATTTGTTTGATTTCAGCCGATTCTTGCTTTCTTGCAATGTCCAATAATATTACAAGAGCATTGAATAATAAACCTACAAAAATAGAAAGGCTACCTACTATTGTTTCGATTGAATCTTTGTTAATGTCTAATCCACAACAAAACAATATTAAGGAAATAACAAGAGGTAATACAACAAATGAAAAATAGTCATCGAAGCCGGGTCGGTTCGTGTTTACATCAACCAATGTTTTGAAATGGTCTTTGAATATTTCTTTAAAACTAATTTTACTCATTGTTGCGCTTTGGTAATATTTCCTCTTGTAATAATTTATCGAAAAATGCCAAGCAATATTCTTTTAATGAATCTTTAGTAGGCAGATTGGTTTCTTTATCTCTTTCTATACTACTTTCATCAACATAATAATAAGGCGATAGTGTATAGTTTTGTGATTTTTTTGCAGTTGCTTTTTTGCCATTAAATTCATATTCTATCAAAACATCATGTGTTCCATCCATTCCTATATCTTCAAGAATAGGGGTCGAAAAGAATCTATGGTCTGCAAAAGCATTTTCAAAATCCAAAGTTAATATATCTTTGAATTGTTTGGAGTAATTTTTTAGACCACTAATCTTTACTTCAATAACAACTTCTGAATGAATAAAATTCAAACCAAGAATAGAATTTGCTTTGTCAGAATTGAGCTTGTGTCTTTTTAGGGTAATTTTATTAATGTCACCTTTATCTTTCATTTGTTCGATAGTGTCCTTCGGAATAAATTTGCCCATTTGAAACAATCTATCTTCGATGTTATCAGTAAAAAATTTTTTGATTAAAGAGCAAAATGATTCAGAAATTGAATTGGTTGAAAAACCTTGTATTAAGATAACACCCATTTTGCTTTCCATTGGTGCCCAAATCATAAAGAAATAATCAATAGAATCGACATGGTCAGCAGTTACTCTAAAAATTTCATCATCTGGTTTGTTTTTATCTACAATAGTTTTAGCAATGCCAGATTTACCGCCTTTTACAAAACCATAAATCAATTCTTTTTCAGACGCAAAACTGATTGCACTTTTTGGTGGATATATGACTGTTTCTGATTCCCCTAACCCTGCAAATTTACCATCGAAACTCTGCATGAATTTCTCAAAAAATGTACGAAAGTTAAGTATTTGTCTTTGCTGACCGTCATAAAATGAGAGTTCTTTTAAATTGTAATATTCAGGACGGTTGTTTTTAGTTTGACGACTTCTAACTTGAAAAGTGAAGCAATCTAATCTTACATCATGTGGCATGTAGAATTATTTTTAATGTTTTATCTTTGAGTTTGTTTAATTACTATGATTTGTGTGTTCTTTTAATTACCACGAACAGCTCATAAGTTATTGAAAATCAATGTCTTTTAAAACTGATTTTTCATTGATTTTTAGCAATTTCTGTTCGTCAAGTTTTTGTACATATCTTTTATGTCCTCTGATTGCTGCGAACTGCTGATTTCGATAGGTCAGCGTAATCATGTTAGCGTTTTGTGAGGCAAATACACCCTGCAAAGTGCCTTTAAGCGCAGCAACGCTATGGAGCATAGATAGACCAATCAGCGTATTGTTGTCCAGTTCCGTATCATCGTCCGTTTTGACTGATAGGGTTCCTGATGCAAGGTTTTCGCAAGTTTCTTCCAATATCGCTTCGTGCAAGGGGTGTAAACCTACATTGTCAAGATGACTGAGAAAAGCAGTTTTTAAGTCAGCAGCATTTAGATTGTTTGTTATCATGTCAAAAGGATTTAAAGTTATTTATTGCCACAAACATAATTAAAAAAAAGATGCTTTACGAAAAAAACATCTACGTCCACATTCTCACCAAACTATCCGCTCTGCGCGACCAACAAAACCGCGAAGTGGTGCGGTGGGTAGATTTTGACATGGGGCAACTCGAAATGGAAACACCGCCCGTTTCGTTTCCCTGCGTTTTGGTGAGTTTTCCCAATGCCGACGACTTTACGACCAATCGTGACCAGTCGCAACAAGGCAATCAGACCGTTACTTTGCGGGTGGCGTTCAAACTATTTGAACGGACGCACTCCAAAGCCACCCCTCAGTATCGCGGCGAAGCCTTGCAGATATTTGAGGTAAAAGAGGCAATCCACAACGCGCTGCAAGCGACGAGCGGCAACTGCTTTGGCAAACTCAACCGCGTCGGCTCTCGATTAGAACCGCGCATAGATTTGCGGGTGTTTGAACTGACCTACGACTGCGCCGTGCAGCAAGCCGCCCCGCGTCCCGATTACCGACCCGTTGGCGACTACACCAACGTACCGATTACGTTGGATTTGGACGTGGATTTATTGCGTCCAGATGGTCAACCATAATTAGGCTGAGAGCGTGAATCGCCGCCGCTTTGTCGGGTGTGATACTGAGGGGGGACTCCGTTGCGGCAGCAATGAGGGTGGCAATGTGTTGGACTGTTCTGATACTGGTGGGAATGGTAGCTGTTTTTTCGGTAGGTTGTAAAAGCGTGTCGTTTGTCATGTATGCGCTGGATTAAATTGTTGCCACAAACTTAACGCTTTTTGTTTTATATTTAAAATTTTGCTTTGTTTTTGAAACAAAAAATTGCCGCAACTCGAAGGAGATGCGGCAAGTTTGTTTATGAGATGTTAATACAAATTCAACATATTTAAATTTTTGTACTTTTGGTTTTGTAACGAAATAACGGCTGTTCGTATCATGGCAAACCGCTTTTAGTGGGCAGACGCGGTGGGTGTTATTACATCAATGGAAATGGCAACAAGACTTATGTGGATAGGTCTTATTGTCAAAATTGTTGGTAAAATACTGAGGGGTAGCAAGTCAGACTTGCTACCCCTCAGTATTTTACAGTATTGTTGGAATAAAATCCGAACTTTCGGCTGCTTCTAATCGCTGTTTATATTTTTCTACTATTTCAACGAACTTTAAGTATTTGGCATCGGTAGAAATATCAAACAACGACGTGTAATTTTTAGCGTATTCCTTCAATTGGTTTTCAGCTATTGTCACTTTTCTACGCCGTGCTGCAATGATGTCCTTTCGGCGTTTTTTTAAAGCGTCTTCTGATTCTTTTATCTCGTAATCGAAGTAAATAAGTTCCGCGTAAAAACGTGGAAACTTTACTTGCAATAAACTTGCACGATAGCGAAAATACCATTTCCATTTGTTAAAAATCTCGAATCTAAACCCTTTGTTATAGTAAGCAAGCTCTTTTATTGCGCTTGTAGTTTCGGCGTGATGAAGTATGATTTTGACTCCAAACGCCTTATTGACAAGACTTCCAAGCCTCATTGTCTTGTCTATTTCCGCTTCGATGTCTTCAAACCAATTCATGTTAAAATAGTGATTGTTGCCCATTTTTAATTTTCCTATCCCAAATCACAAACTTCTGATTGCCACCAAACCGAGAGCGCGGGAAGGCAACAAACTCCCGCACGGCTACTTTGATGTCCGCCATAAACTCAATGGCTTTGGCGTGTTCGCCTTTGGGTTTGCCGCACGACTCCCAACAGATGATGATAAACGCCTTGCGCGGGTGGGCTTTGACCATGAGTTTGTACTGCTGATGGGTGAGTCCGAGGTAGTCGCGGCTGTCAATAAAGATGATTTGAGGGGCGTTTTTGCCACCCAAGCGTTCCATCATCATGTCAAAATCTTCTTTGTCGCCAAAGAAGATTTTGCCCTTTACCTCGTGCATCTTATTGCGTTTGAGGGCATCTTGGAGGGTTTTGGAGATGCCCTGCTCAAAGCTGTTGTAATACACCTTTTTGAAGCGGCTGAGATACTTGGCGAACTGAATGCAAAACTCGGTTTTGCCGTTCCCGGGCTTGCCATAGACAATCATACGGAAATTGCGTTCGGGTTCGCCGAAGGTGTCGAGCCACGCGCCGTCAAAAGGCAATGTGTCGAACGTGCGTTCTAAAAAATCTGTGATACTGATACCGCGCATTTTTGATAGATGTTTAGAGGCGATTGTGTATGAAAATAGCCGTTTTTACTGAGGAGGGTGACGTGTGCCACACTTGGAAGTGTGGCACACATTATTTAGGGGCTTCGTACTTTTTTGGCTTAACAATGCGGTAGTAAGTATCTACCCCCGCAATGATATACGAGTCGCTTTTGTACACTTCAATTTTGCAGGTGAACGATGGCAGCGACCTTTCGAGCGAAAGCCTGAAAGAATAGGCTTCACCAATCAGTTTGTTAAGCGCAGAATTTGATAATTCAAGACCACGGGAGTATTTTTTAGAAATCGCTTTCAACCGAAAACCACTATCAGATTTGTACATATAAAATATGCCTTCTTCTGACTCCAAAAACATCAATTTATCGCCCTGTTTTAGTCCCGTTTGCCTGATAAATCCTGCCGAAAAAGTCAATTTTCCCGCCTGTCCAAACTTGACTGACCAATCATCGCTCATCATTCTTGACGGCAAATCCTCAGGCGCAATGGTGCGTTTTACTTTCATCATTTTTTACTGATTTTTAAATTGTTAAACTACTTTTTGCCACCAAGCAACCACTTTTTTATAAGCGTGTTTTGCCTCTGTAGGCGTTTCAAATGCGACGGTGTAAACCTGCGTAGCGGTATAGACGGAATAATACGTGTCGCTTTCGTAGTGGGCAATGGCTTCGACTTTTCGGAGGTCGAATGCGACTTTGCCCGATAAAAAAATGGGTGTCTGTTCTTCCATTTTAGAAATGGGTTTAAACATTAATCAAAAAGCGTTTTTTGTTGCTGTTTACGTTGTTGTTAGCGGTTTTTTTCGGCAGTTTCGAGGGCTTCCAAACGGTCTATTTCTTGGCGTAGGAATAGGGGCTTGTAATTGAGATAGCGGTAAAACTGACGCTCTGATTTGATGTAAAATTGCTGTTGTATAAAGGTTTTAAACACATAGGTATTGGTCATTCCGTCTTTCAACTCTCGTTGAAAAACTGCCTGTACATCGCGTACTTTTTTATAAAAAATCAATTTATCGTGCTTTCGCGCCATGTATGTCGTGATGCTAGTCCCAATCTTAGGAAGCCTCCAAAGGCTTCCTAAGATTAAGGTCAGTTCAAAACCGCAATAGTGTTCTCTTTATCGGCTTTACCCTTCTGTTTTTTATTGATGATGCAGAGACGTGACACGGTGGTTTTCAGTTCCGCTTCAGTCATTTCGACCATCATTTTACCCGCGATTTTGGGTGATAACAACAGCCCGTTGAGGCGTTCCCAAGCGGATTTATTGTGCATTTTGACCCCCAAATATTGCTCACATTCTGCAATCAGGCATGAGCGCAAGCGGCGAATTTTTTTCGGCACGTCGGCTGCTTTGTACTGGTTGAGGTTTTGGAGACGGTCAATGAGCGCATCAATTTGTTCGTCGGTAAGGTCGAGCGTGGACGTTACGCCGTACTGTTCTAACAGCACCCCTTTTTGGTCGCGGAGGTGGTTGAGGTGCAGTAGGCTGTTGAAATACTGGTTTTTTTGTTTACGTTCCATTTTTTTGAAAAAAGGCTACTCACAGATTTTGCTTTCGACTAACTTTTTGTAAAATTTCAAATATGATGAAAAATATACTCCGTGAAGTAATCGCGTCGCGTCCGCTTCAAGATGCGATTGTCAAACATTATTGATTGCGCCACGTGTACGGTTTGTCATAAGAAATTCGTTTTACGATGAGCTAAAATAATGCGCATTTCTTCGGTTTCGTGGATGATTTGAGACATCCAGTCGGCGGGTGGCTCAGGTTCGATTTTGAAAACATTGGTGATGTCGTCGTCCATCAATCTGTTTTCAAATTCGATGTTGTTGAGCAGTTTGCTCAATACCCAAATGCGTTGTGTATCTGTCCAGTTGCCGAGCATTTCAAATTGGCAAATAGTACCTTCGGGTGTGTAGCCGACTTTTAGTCGGGTCTGGGTTTTGTTACCTGTCAAAAGATAGGTCATTTTAAAAATGTTTTTTTGCCTTTTTCCGCTTGCGCTTCGTTGAAAATCGTGATTGCACAAACGACAAACACCGTGAAAAAAATAATGAGAATGAGCATTTTTGATTGATTTTATCTTAGAAAGATAGATACCTTTTTTTTCTTCGATTTCGAGGATGGCTTGGAAGTGCGCAAAGGCGACATCTGTGCGTCCTTCGGGACTCAGAACATCTTTTTGCCACCCAATTGCTTAGAAATGGCGTTGGCGCAAACACAAAACAAATAGCCAATTTCGAGGCTAAAAATGCCCAAAACGAGTATGTAAATAAGTACCACGATTGTTGTTAGATTAGACCGTAAACAATAAAAACAGAGCCGCCATTATCAGCGTAAGACAGTCAAACAGCGACTCTGAAAATTCATCAAAACCAAATGAAAACAAACTTCCTGTACATTATTTCTTGGCGACCAATTTGAAGACATTGGGCTTGCGGTTGAGTTGAATACCCAATTTTGTGAGAATGCCAACCAAAGTGTAGTCAGATTGCAAACCCGCATAAATCGCTTTGTTATTCAGTTCGACGGTTTTGTATGTTTCGTCCACCAAGTTGATAAATTCCGCCAATTTTGCTTTCAACATTTCTCCTTTTGCGCCTGTCCATTCCAAGCCGCCAATGGTCTCCGTGATTTGGTACTGGTCGGTGGTATTGGTATGAGGATTTTCCGCCATCCATGCTATGAGCGTATCTTTCTGCGCGTCGAGCGCGTCTTTGTCGGCTTTGAGTTTTGTGTCTTTTTCAGCGATGTCTGCCGCCAATTTTCGCATTTCGTCGGCTTTACTGAGGGGTGCGACACTTTCAGATTTTGCTGCTTTTTTGCCCTTTTTAGGGGGCGCTTCAAACGCCTGTGTAAAGGCGACTTCTGTTTTTGCCATGTGTATGCTACTATTTTAAAAAAATTTATAATCAATACTTTAACACCAATTGCCCAAATTTTGGTCTTTTAGTTTTGTGAGTACCATTTTAGGCTTCGTATTTTTTATGAAAAAAATCTTTGACATATTTTTTCTGATTGAGCGAGAGTAAAACTGCGTCTAAAATGTCTTTAAATCGTTGGTCTCGTTCCGCCAGTACCACAAAAGCGGTTGCTAAATACTGTCTGTCCATTTCGCCTTTGAATTGAAAGGCGATACTACCTGTTTGGGGGTCGTGGTGGGCTTCAACCGTGAAAAAACTTAATTCTTGACTGTTCATGCGGCGATGCTGATTTTGTAGCCTTCGATTTTCGCCCTAAGTTGGCGCAAATCGTTGACGGTTTTTTCATAAGCGTTTCCAACTAATCGAGTATTGACCTCACAAGACTCAAAAATCCGCTTGCATACTGAGGGGTCGGTGATGCCATTGGCTTTGCAAATGGCTCGGACACTTTGTAGGTCTTCACCGACCAAGTGAACGAAGCTGCGCCCGAAGCGGCTGAATAGCTCGTCAAATCCTTTTTGAGCGTACTTCACGCCCCGCTTTATTTCCTTTTCTAAGTTGTCCGTTCCGCAAATCACCACCCCCAATTCGCCTTCACACTCGTTGTAGAGTGGAATCAACAGGCGCAAAGCGGCGGGTTTGAGTTTGTCGGCTTCGTCAATTATGAGTAGCGGTCGTTCCGCACCTTTGCGCTTGAAAAAGCTGGAAATGCTCTCAATAAAGTCGTCCACGTTGTTGGTAAGCGGCAAACCCAATGCCTTCATCAGAGCCTCCATAAACCGCCCGCGTGACCACTCCCGACATTCGAGCCGAAACACCGCCGTTGGGTTTTCACGGGCGAATAACTTGGTGGTGGTGGTTTTGCCCGAACCAGCGCGTTCGCTAATGGCTTTGAATTGGGCGTTCTGACGGGCATCGTCTAAGACCGTCCGCACCATCATATAGTTGCGGGTTTCGACCGTTGCCCAGCCCCCCTCAGTAAATGAGTAGCCAATTGCCGCCGCGATTTTGTAGTACATATCGTCGCCTTTGGCAGCGTAGGTCCCGTTTAGGATTTGGGTGATAACCGCGTCCGAAACGCCGCATTTACGGGCGGCTGCGCTTTGGCTGCCGAGTGCCGTGATGTTTTGTCTGAGGGCTTGAATTAAGCCTATTTTTTGAATGTCGTGCATGAGAATTTCGTTAATGATTAATGTTGGAACTTTG